GTCTACCGGGCTACCTTGGTGTTGATATGCACAGCGATACCGCAGACATCAAGCAGGACATCATGAAGCTGGACTTGCCAGAGCAGTGCGCTGACGAGATATTTGCCAGCCATGTGATTGAACATATCCCACAGCACCGCGCTTCTAAAGTTTTGGAGAAGTGGCTGGCTACACTAAAAGATGGCGGTATGCTGGTAATGGAAACGCCTGACCTTGCTGGCCTATGCAAAGACTACCTTGAGCAAGACGGTGCAGATCAACAAATGACGGCAATGTGTATCTATGGCGCTCACGTAGATCGTATTACGCCTGAGACACAGGAAAAGGGTGCTTTATCTCCGCATTTGTGGGGTTACACGCCTAAGTCGCTGGCTGACTTGTGTACAGCGGTTGGTTTCAAAGACATCAAGATTCTGCCTGTAACGGGTCAGCATCCTGGCAAGAACTTTAGATTGGAGGCAGTGAAATGATTTCCTTAGAAGGTTTGCAATCTGGCGTTACTGGTGAAGACCGCGCCATCGCTATCCTCAAGGTTGAGCATAATAGTCTGACGTATGATTGGATGACGTTTGTGCCACCTGACGCTGATCTAGCTACTTACATTGCTGCATCAGAAGGCCGTGTTAAGGCTGAGATTGATGCTAAAGAAGCTGCTTGGGCTGCTCTAACGCCTAAAACACGCGAGATTGAAGGCATTAACGGCACTGAGACTGTCGCTATTGATAAGTCTGAGGTAGTACGTGCTGATAATCCTGATTACTACGCTAGTCGTCGCGCTGAGTATCCTGCACTGGCGGATCAGTTGGATGCAATGTGGAAGGGTTCTGACGCAATAACGACTATGGCGGCTAAGATTGCGGCGGTTAAGGCAAAGTATCCTAAACCATGAGTTACACGCTGTGCAAAACGGATGCAAATAAAATCGTTAGGATAGATCAGGGAGGGGTAGTTACCCTTCCCAGTAATGTTTTTTCAAAGGGTGATGCTTTAATCATCTTTAACAATACGGATGAATTTATCTCTATTCATTCGCTGGTAGAAAACTCTTATCGTTCTTCTCGCGCAAAGAAAAGGGCATTTATAGAGTTTCCTCCTAGATCATTAGCAAATGCTGTTTTTATTGACGACAATATTGTAGTTATATCAGTGGGGTTCTAAATGAGCGGCATACTTTTGGCTTTTGTTGGTGCATCTTTTGGTGGCGGCGGCGCGTTAGTTGTTGACGGCACTTTCTCTGGTGCCCCAATGGCGGTAGTTTCCTTTGGTGGCTAAGCATGGAACCTCAGTTCTTAATTAATGTTGGCTTTGCCGCTGCCGGTTTCTTTGGGGGTTGGCTCATCAACAGCATGACCCGCTCTATTACGCGTCTTGAAGACAAGATGTCTGACCTTCCTTTGCTTTATGTTAACAAGGATGATTACAAGTCAGATATTACTGACATGAAAAATATGCTGAGTAAGATCTTTGACAAACTTGATGGGAAGGCCGACAAGTGAAATATGGATCCGATTACGATTGGGGCGGCCTTCGCGGTCGCCAAGGCGGCAGTTGCTGGCGTAAAAGAGGCAATCGCCCTCGGTAAAGAGGTACAGGAGTGCTACCACGACATTAGCGCATTCTTTACGGCGCAGGGGGAGATCCAGGCTGCGGTAATACAGCAGGAGCATGACCAGAAGCTTGGTAAGCAGAAGGACGCTACCGCTGAGGCGCTTGATGCGATGTTTGCGTCGCGCCAGATGTTCAAGATGGAAGTGGAACTCCGTGAGGCTTTGATTTACGGCTCCGGTAACGAGTCTGGTCTGTACGAAGAGATGTGCCAACGGCGGGACGCTATTATCCAAGAGCGTAAGAATGCCCTTGAGGAAGAAGCCCGGCAGATTCGGCTAAAAGCATACGCCATCAAACGCAAGAAAGAGCAGCGGATTCAGAACATTCAAGAGTGGCTGGCAGTCGTTGTGGGCGTGTCGATTAGCAGTTTTATTATGTATGCAGTGTGGTGGATGTTTAGGCACGGGGGTGACGAATAATGTTGACATTACTTTCTACGCTGATAAGTTTCCTGATGGGCGGTTTGCCTAAAGTTTTGGATTTCTTCCAGGACCGTGCCGATAAAGGGCATGAGCTCAAACTAGCCGCCATGCAGACTGAGCGTGAGCTACAACTGGCTGCCGCTGGTTACGCTGCCCAGGCAAAGATTGAGGACATCAAGCTAGACGAGATCAGGGTCCAATCCTCCGCGGATACTCAGCAAGCCTTAATGGGTGCCCAGCAGGCTGAAATGCAGGCTATCTATGCCCACGACACAAGCCTGAACGAGGGCACCAGCCAGTGGATGAAAAACCTCCGCGCCGGTGTGCGCCCGATTATCACCTTCGGCTTCTTTTTCCTGCTAGTGGCCATTGACATCGGCCTGTACATCCACGGCATTAACAATAATGTATCTTTTGACATCCTCGCAGATCAACTTTGGGATGACGAGACTCAGGCCTTGTTTGCCGCAATAATAAGCTTCCATTTTGGGGGCCGGGCGTTTGGCAAATGAAAGTCAGCCAACAATGCTTAGCAATGATTCGGCACCACGAAGGAATCAAGCTTCGTCCCTACCGTTGTCCGGCTCTTTTGTGGACATGCCTTGTTGGGCATGTATGCGACCCGAACCACGCAAGGATCCCGTTAGAGCAGAGGAAGTCTCTGCCGATACCGGAGGGGTGGAATCGACAGTTTACGATGGAGGAGGCTGATGCGGTGCTTTCTAAGGATCTTGAGAGGTTTATCCGAGGCGTATCCAAGTATTGCCCTAGTCCTATTACTCAAGGGCAGCTTGACGCATTGGTCAGCTTTAGTTTTAACCTAGGCCTTGGCACTTTACAAAGAAGCACCTTACGGCAGAAGCATAACCGGGGTGACTACGAGGGTGCCGCAAATGAATTCTTGAAGTTTACGAAGGCAGGTGGGAAAGTACTGAGGGGGCTTGTTACTAGACGAGGTGATGAGCGGTCCCTGTATTTGGCCAAATAACTACACGTTTTACATAGTTGCAACATGACCTTAAAATGGCCGTAAGTCTATGAAAGTTTAAGGAAAGTACCATGACCTCCGCAGTTGTGATGACCTATGACAGCCTAGTGGCTGACGTGATCTCCTACCTGGAGCGGACTGATACCGCCACGGTAGACAAGATTCCTACTTTTATTATGTTAGCTGAGCAGGTAATTGCCAGCCAGATCAAGTTTCTAGGCAACCTGACGGTCCAGGAAAGCCAGATGATTGCTACGCAGTCGGTGATTGATAAGCCTGCCCGGTGGCACAAGACGGTCTCCATGAACGTGACAGTGGCCAACAACCGGTATCCGGTCCTGTTGCGCAAGCCTGAGTACCTGCGGGAGTACTGGCCGAATCCTAGTGAGACGGAAGTTCCGAAGTTTTACTCTGACTATGACTACACCCATTGGCTAGTGGCGCCTACGCCTGACCTTGACTATAACTTCGAGGTTATCTATTACGAGCGGGTTCAGCCGTTGAGCTCAACTAACCAGGTTAATTGGTTCACAACCTATGCCCCGCAGGCCATGCTGTACGGGACGTTACTGCAGTCGATGCCGTTCTTGAAGAACGATGACCGGATGCCTATGTGGCAGGCTCAGTACGACCTTATTATCAACACTCTGAAGGCCGAGGATGCGATGCGCATAGCCGACCGTCAGGCCGTCGCATTGGACTCCTAACTATGTCATATAACAGCCCCTTTACAGGAAACGTAGTCCAGCCGACGGACGTTTCTTATCGTTACATAGAATTAACCGCGGATCTACAGCTAGAGTGGCCAATTAACGGCACCACGGCTGACGGTGCGGCTGCGAGGATTATGGACGTTCTGCCTAGCCAGGCTGGGTGGGACTTGATCATGCCGCCGGCGAATCAGACATCGGTAGGCACTGATGCGATGATTTACAACGTCGGCAATTTTAGTTTTACAGTAACCGACTTTGATGGCGGGACCATTGTTGCGATTGCCCCTGGGGAAGCCCAGTATATCTACGTAACAGACAATGCTGACGAGGCCGGCACTTGGAACGTTTTCCAATTCGGTGCTGGGACTTCATCGGCTGATGCGGCGGTACTAGCTGGGTACGGCTTAAAGGCCATCTCTACGACCTTAAACCAGTCGCACAGTACGGTAACGTTCTCATCTAACTATACGGCTGTAGCGGCCGACAGGGCCTCATGCTACATCTGGAACGGCGGCGCTGGTACGTTTACCATGCCTACGCCTGCCTCCCTGGGCAACGAGT